TGGGTGCTGAACATGGTGTCGGTGAAGGTCATCAGGACCGGGCCGGGCGCCCCGTATTCGGTGCCGGTGAAGATCAGGTTCCTGACCATCGGTTCCGGGAAGTCGGGGGTGGGTGGGTAGGTGAGTTCGACGGCGTACTGAACGGCACCGGCGATGCCCGGCCTGCGTTCCATAGCGGTAATCATCTTCTCCATAGCGGGTTCCTTACGGTCGGGAGTGGGTGACGACTGGTCGTCAGGTGCGGTGGTAGCGGGTATTGCGCAGATCAAAAGGAACAGGTGCACGTCACTATTGCGTGTAGGTTGCGTACACCGTCGACGACCGGTCGTCAGTCGCCGTCAACGCCGGTCGGTTTACGGTCGGCGAGCCATGCAACCTCAGCGGCGAGGGCATCGCGGACACGTTCGACGAACTCCAGTGCAACATCCGTGCGGCCATTCACAATGGCGTGCAGGGCATTGCTGAGCAGTTCGTCCTGATCCCGCAGGGTGCGGACCGGGTGGGTGCGGACCGTTTCGTGATCGTCGATGAGGTGGCTGATGCGAATGCTTTCGGGTGAGCGGTTCATGGTGCGTGCCTTTCGCGGCAATGGGTGGTGACGACCGGTCGTCAGGTCGGTTGGCGTGTCGGACGGGGTGGTTTCGACACACCCCGCCCAACCCAACGGACTATACCACCTTGGTCAGCCAATGTCAATTCGATGGTCAGTGATGGTCACTTGGTGTAGTCGGCGCGGAAGACGTACCAGCGGTTGTCCTTTCCGGGCAGGGCGACCTCGGATTCGGTGAGGTCCCGCGGCCAGTCCAGCGCGTTGCCGACGTACTCCACCCGGAAGGCCCGTGACGGGTCAACCGTCAGGTGGCGGGGACCATCGGAATAGTCCCAGACCTTCCACGCATCGGCGCGTTCGGTGTCATTGGCCGGGCCGCAGACCCGGTTCCCCAGTGAGTGACAGTCCCAGCACGGGTCATCTTCCTGACACTGGACGACGGGGGCATGGTGCCCGCTGGCGGCGGTGACGGCGGTGGCGGTGATGCCAAACAGTGAGACGGCAAGGATTACGGGCAGGGCAATACGGCGAGCAAGCATGAGAGTTCCTTCTACGGGTGGGGGCAAGCAGGGATGGGATGGTGACGACCGGTCGTCAGGTGACCGGCCGTCACCCATGTGTGGGCTAGAGCAGGGCGGAGTCGTAGACCAGCGCACCGTTGAGCCGCTGGTGCATCCCGATGACGGACCCGTTCTCCCACAGGGTTACCCAGTGAGTGGGTTCCCCGGCATTGTCCTCGATACGCCGGGCGTATTCCTCATAGGCGTAGCCGATGGACCGGCACGTGAACGGTTCCATGTTCGGTGAGCAGACAGTGAACGGGGGCAACGCATCCAACTGTTCCCGGGTGAACGGGATGACGGGAAGGTGCGGCAAGGCGGGGATGGTGGTGCTCATGGCGAAGTCTCTTTTCGGTGAGGTGAAGCGTGTCAGGCAATGGACAAGGTGAAGGGGTGAAGCAGTGACGACCGGTCGTCAGGTAATCCGTTCCCAGCCAAGGCCATATGGCGCATGACCCACCAATGGCGCGGGATTCGAGGGGTCTGGACCAGCGCAGGGGACACCATCACGGGTGAGTGAGTAAGCATGGCCCTATCCCTTCGTGCTGAAGTGATCGGTGACGACGCCGCCCATGATGAGCCACACCTGACGGTGGATGCGGTCGTCCTCGAAGCGGTCCCATGCGGAATCAGCAGCCCATGCGTAAGCCCATGAAGGGTCGGTGAGTGGACGGGGTGAATCGGAAAACCACTGGCGCATAGTGGTGGGAGTTTCTTCGACGTCGGTGCAGAAGAACGTGCCGACGCATGAGGTGACTAAGACAAACGATTCCATGAGGGAAACCTTTCGGTGGGTTGGGTGAGGGAGTGACGACCGGTCGTCAGGGTCTAGCCCTGATTGAGGATGAAGTCGGCCACGACATTACGGGCAGGGATGGGAGCAGGGGCAGGAGCCGGAACAGCGCATGAGGGTACGGGCATAGGGAGGGAGAACACCCATGCAATGAGTGAGTCGGAAACGTACGGCTTAGGTAAACGTGCCATGAGGGATGGGCCTTTCAGTGAGTGACGACCAGTCGTCAGGTGAGGGGATGGAACAGCGCCAGATACCGCATCACGGACCAGCGCGTGAGCCTTCCACTGTAGGGAGAGGGAGTGAGTGTTCAGTGAGTGAGCACCTTCAGTGAGCATTCAGTGAGGGAGCAACACGCATAGGCGAGACTGACGACCGGTCGTCACCCGCAACACGGGTGCAAGTGGCCGTCACCCGGGCACCTCAAACACACCCATGCGCAAACACGCACAGGCAAGAGGCCGGGGGAACAACGGGAGGGCACGGGAAAGTCCCCCGGGCGGATCACCCGGGGGACTCCCCCACTAACGGCTACTCAGCCGCGGCGGCAGAATCAGCCGCGAGGTCTTCAGCCCACGCCGTGATCCGTGCCGCGTAGGCCAGAGCCTCGGCGAGTTCCTTCCGCGACATGGTCACCTTGGAACCGGTCAACTCTTTGCAACGGTTGGCGGCCAGCTTCAGCCCGTCGACGACCAGAGCACCGGTTATACCGTCGGTCTTACCGGCTGACGACTGGTCGTCACCCTCACCCTTGGCGTCACCCTTGGCGGCGGCGGCCAGCTTGTCGGCCTTAGCCTTGGCGCGTTCCTCGCGGCGCTTGGCGGCGATTCCGTCGGCGTAGAACTTGTTGATGAACGCCAGTTCCTTGTCGGACACACCGCCAAGCATGTCGGACAGGTCATAGGCGCCCTTGTCCATGGCCGCCTGTCCGGCCTTCAGGATGTCGTTGACAGTCGTCCGGGGGAAGCCGGTCATACGGGCCGCGTAGCTGGCGTTGGTGGGCTTGCCCTTGGCGTCGGGGTGGGCGGCGACAAGGTAGACGCCGCGTACCTTCAGGCAACGTGCGAGGTCCCGGGCGGTGGCGGCCTGCTCTGCAAGCTTGCCCTGTTCCACCTCGATAGCGGCGGCTCCCGTTGCCATCTCTACGAGTGCGGAGACGTCGGCCCATGTCGGCTCGGTCACGGTCACAGTCTGACGACCGGTCGTCACCTTGGCGGCCTTGGCGGTGCTGGTCTTTGCGGTGCTGGTCTTTGTGGTCATTGTCTTGCCTTCCGTTCTGCCGCCGGACGGTCCGGGGGCGAGTCCTCATCATTGCATGTTGCTCTGACCAGAGTCAAACCATGGCCTGACCAGTGTCCGGCCATGGTCCGGCCGGTGCTGACGACCGGTCGTCAGTGCCAGCCATCCCCCACCCAGTGACAACGCGCCCACAGCGGCCCCGGCCTTACGCTGGCCGCCTAGACATCCAAGCCCTTCCCCCGAATGAATGCGTTTACAGAAACCCCCGGACCTCCGAAAATTTGGAAAAAATCCCCCGTAGCCGAACAACCGCTGGCCGAGCAGGGGGCAAATGGGGTCTTTGTGTCGGTCCCCCACCGGACGGAGTCGAAGGATGTTCGGTCCGGGCATGGAAAAGGGCCGCCCCAGACGGCCCTCTTACGCTTCCACACGCCGGTGCACCGGATACATGCACGCTCACTGTTTATCCCCGCAGGGATAATTCCACGCTAACCGGCGTTTCCGTCCACGTAAACCCTTTCCGGGGTGCGATCATGTTTCTGTAAACGCTTTCCCGGAAAAATCCGTCCGGGCTTCGCCCAGAGAAGGAACCTCATGCGCCCCACCCGCCTCCCCGCTGTTGGACGGCACTACCGCCGCCCCTCCCTCTGGCGCCGCCTCATCGACGCCCTCAGCCCGGTCCCCGCCGTGACGACGTGCCACCACTCCATCGGCACCCTGAGCATCGAACACACCGTCAGCCCGCTCCTGTCCTGCGCCGACGTCGAAGCCGCCGTCCTGCGTATCACCGGGAACCCCCGTGGCTGACATCAACGTCGAACTCGTCGCCCCCGGGGACCTGCTCTCCGCCGGGGCCACCCCCATCGGCGCCGCCACCGCAGACGGCGTCGGTGTCCGCATCAGCCATGAAGACGGCAAGACCGCGTACATCCTGCTCAGCCCCGCCGAAGCGATCACCCTCGGCGGCTCCATCTACAAGGCAGGCCGGACGGCCCGCAGGAACGAAAGGGACCGCTGATGGCCCGCCATGCCGACCCCCGCGCCTACTACAACGAAGCCGAACCGCCCCCCGTCCCGGCCCCCACCCGCACCGTCCCGGGCGCCAACGATGCCATGCGCGACTACGCGGCCGCCGTCCGCCCCCAGCGGGCAGGGAAGAACACCGAGATTGACCGGCTCCGCCAACACCTGAACCTGCTCTCCGCCGCGACCGTCCTCCTCGGCATGGTCACCCTCATCGTCCTCGCTTCACACATCACGGGAGTCCTCCATTGAGCCGGACCGCGAACCTCGCCCTCGCCGTCCTCTGCCTCGCCGGATTCATCGCATGGATGTGGAAGCTCACCCACGGGATGCCGCTGACCTTCGAGACCGGGTTCTTCACCGCCGCCTCCGCCGTCGGCATCATCATGTTCACCTCCGAAGCGGGAGCGAAGAAATGAACAAGATGGACCTCATCGGATACCACCTCGGCATGTACCGGCGGACCGAGCGGATGGAGCACACCAACATTCGGATCACCGGCTTCACCGCCCTCATCTTCACCGCCGTCACCCTCATCAACCTGATCAGCTTCGTCCAGACCGGGAAGGGGCCGTTCGCGTTCAGCACCATCATCGGCACCGCCATCGTCGTCACGGGCATGATCCTCTGCTACCGGGCGAAGAAGCGGCTGGCCGTCATCGAGAAGCACCTCGACATCATCGAGCGCCACCTCGCGGAGGACCACCATGGCTGACTACCCCTACGCCCACCCGTCCATGCCCGGCGCCCCACGGGACGACATCCGGTTCCCCGCCCACGTCACCGCCAGCCCGGCACAGCCGCCGCTCTGGTTGCAGGTCCAGGCGAACGCGGAGGACCACTGATGGGCGTCATGCTGAACCGGCGCAACGAACTGCTCACCCGGCACCGGTCCCGGCAGTCCGTCATCGAGTCCGTGCAGGTCACCGAGGAGAACGCCGCCGCCGTCGCCCGCATGGTCAACGGCAAGGTCTACCTCGGCGGCACCGGCCCGCTCGCCATCTACTTCCACTGCTGCAACGGCCGGGCCAAAGCCGGCTGGGGCGACTGGATCATCCACACCCCCAAGGGCTTCGCCGTCATGACGAACGCCGAGTTCACCACCCAATACGAAGGAGCAGAACAATGAGCACCACCGTCAACGCCAGCCCCATCCACAGCATCGTCGAGGCCACCCAGTACAAGGCCACCCCGGAGTCCGCATGGGAAATCATGGCGATCCTGCGCGCCGGTGCCGCCGCCGCGAACAACAGCACCATCCAGCTCAGCTACAGCGAGAACCCCGGCCAGCCCAGCGGCCTCTACCTCTACATCGACGGCAACGGCTACAACCTCACCGACGGTGACTGGCTCATCAAGGACGACCTGCTGTTCTCCGTCTGCCCCGCGCAGAACTTCGCCGCCCGCTACGCCACGGAAGCAGCGCTGTCCTGATGCCCGCCCCGATCACCGTCATGCCCCGGCAGGACCGGGTCGAAGCCCTCCAATTCACCGGGGGTCCGCAGTCCGCATGGGATCTTGGCCACTGGATTCAGAGCCATGCGCCGGATACGTCCGCGTCACGGAACGTCTGGATTGAATACAGGCAGGAGCTGAACGCCCCGTCCATGTTCCGCCTTGCCATCGGGGACGACAGCTACGAAATGCGCCGCGGCGACTGGATCGTCAAGGACGGCAACCTGTTCTCCATGGTCCGCTCCGCCGACTTCAGCCTCCGGTACGTCACCCCGATCGACAAGATCAAGCTCGAAGCGGGGATGCTCTGATGGCCCGGCCCCGTCTCGGCTCCGCCGCCAAGGCCACCGTCGGCTCCGTCAGGCTGAAGCCCGCGGAAGCCGCTGAACTCCAGCGGGACTTCGGCGCCGACACCGTCAGCGAAGCACTCCGGGCGCTCGTGAACGCCCATTTCGACGCCAAGAAGAAAGCAGAACCCGCCGCATGAGGCTCCTCGTCTTTGCCAAAGACCTCAACGACTTCAAGGCGTGGTGCTGGGACCGGCAGATTCCGCTGACGCACGCCACCTATGTGCATCGCGTGGACCAGTTGCACGGCGTGAACTGGCGCAACGCCCGGATCGCCCGCACTGTGAGCGCCAGCCTGCACCCCAACAGCGCCGACATCGAGTCGTACATCTCCAGCCACCCCTCGCTCGCCCCTGCCCAGAAGGCGGCCCGCGCATGAGGGCCGTGCGTTTCGCGAAGGGCGTCCAGCCGCTCCTCGTGCCCATCGAACAGGTCCGCCAGCACCCGGAAAACCCCAACAACGGAGACGATGAGGCGGTCATGGAGTCCGTGCAGGTCAACGGCTTCTACACTGCCGTCACCGCCGACCCCACCACCGGCTACATCATCGCCGGAAACACCCGTTACCGGGTGCTCCACGCCCTCAATGCCACCCACATCCCTGTCATCTGGGAGGATGTCGACGCCGACGGCCAGCGGCGCATCCTCGTGGGCGACAACAAGCTCGGCAAGCTCGCACGGATCGACGATGCGGCGCAGGTGGAACTGCTGAAGAAGCTTCAGGAGACCGAACTGGGTCTGATGGGTTCCGGCTTCACCGACGAGACGTTCGCGAAGTACCTCAACGACCTCGAACTGCTGAACTCAATGCCCATGGGCGACGGATTCGGGCAGGGCCAGCCCGCCCTGAACGGCATCTATCAGGTGGTGTTGGAGTTTGAGGACGAGGACAGCCGGGATGAGGCGTTCGCCTACCTTCACGAGAGCTACAGCAACGTCAGGACGGTGAACCTGTGACCGCGAAGAAGGACATCGAGCCGATCCCGGGGTCCGTGAAGGCTATCGACGCCGCCATCGAGAAGGGGAAGGACCCCAACGCTGATCTGAACGCGGCCGACAAGTCCGCAACGAAGGCGAAAGCGGCGCTGGCCCTAAAGCTCGGCGGCGCCAGCCACACCCAGATCGCCGAACAGCTCGGCTACTCCTCTGCCGCCCGGGCGCGGGCCGCCATCGAGCGCCTGCTGGCCGCCAGCGCGGACTCGGCCGAGGACCGGGACATGATGCGGGAGCTGATCGGCCGCCGTCTGGACCGTCTGCTCCAATCCACCATGGGCAAGGCCGTGGACCCGCGCGAGAAGGACCACCTCGCGTACAACGCGCGCGCTCTGGCCATCGTGGACCGGCAGGCGAAGCTGTGGGGCGTGGATGCGCCCACGCAAATCCAGTTCACCCCCACCGACCAGCACATCGAGGCGTACGTCGCGAAGATCAGGCCCCTCGCGGAGGCCGATGTGGCGGGCGAGGAAGCGGACATCTTCGACGCCGAGGTCATCGAGGACGAGGAGGACGACTGATGGCGAATCCGCACCCCGGACTGCGCGGCTTCGCCGACCCGGAACGTGAAGGCTGGCAGGAGCGGGCGCTGGAGCGGGTGCAGGCCCGGCAGAAGAAGACGAAGCGGAACACCGAACGGAAGAACGGCATGTTCCTGTTCTTCGACGACGGCTTCCGCGCCCTGCTGGACGAGGCCGCGCGCCGGAGGAACATCTCCATGACCGGCTATCTGCGCCGGGCCGCCGCCGCGATGATCGCCTTCGACCTCGGCATCAGCATCACGGAGGTGCTGAAGTTCACCGCCCACCCGGCCGGGTACGGGGAGCCGGGCGGCGGGGCGCAGAAGCATCCCTACGACACCGGCGAAGGCCGCGGCAACTGGCAGATCAGAAGCCTCGAACCGTAGGGTGCGCCTGACGGAGTTGACGGTAGCGGCCACTTAGCATTGGTGGCATGTATGAATATTCCGCTACCGTCCTCCGCTGGGTCGACGGCGATACCGTTGACCTCCGTGTCGACCTCGGCTTCAGGATGTTTGCGGAGACGCGCTTCCGCCTCTACGGCATCGACACCCCCGAACGGGGGCAGAAGAACCATGGGGAGGCGACCGCGCTCGCCAATACCCTCGCCCCGATCGGCGCAGAGGTGCACATCTCCACCTACCCGGACGCCGACAAGTACGGCCGCTGGCTCGCCGTCATCACCAACGGGACCATGAGCGTCAACGACAGCCTCGTCGGTTCCGGCCTCGCCGTCCGCTACTTCGGCGGGACTAAGGGCGTCGCAGTCTAATGGCGCCGCGGGCGAAACCGCTCGACCCGAACGAGTGGAAGAAGTGGGACCAGAAGTCCAAGGACAAGTTCCTCGCCCGGCTGATGGACGCCGAGCGGCCCAAGCGCGTCTGGTACTGCAAGCGCGGCCGCAGGTGCGACGGTAAGCCCCATCAGGGCTACGACTACCCCCACGCCCGCGGTGACCAGTGGCCCCCGGCCGGGACCAACTGGCTGACATGGCTCCTGAAGGGCGGGCGCGGCTCCGGCAAGACCCGCTCCGGCGCCGAATGGGTGCGCTACATGTCCGGCCTCCACGAGCGCGGCTCCATCATCGGCCCGACTGTCGGGCACGTCCGTTCCGTCATGGTCGAAGGCGACTCCGGCCTGCTCGCCGTGTTCGCGAACGCCAAGGTGTCCGCCGTGTTCGAGCCGTCCAAACGGCAGATCACCATTCCCTGTGAGTGCAAGCCCGGCGGCATCCTGCCCCTGCACCTGAACGGGCACATCATCCAGCTCTTTACCGGTGACGAACCGGAGCGGCTCCGCGGCCCCCAGCACGCCTACGTGTGGCTGGACGAACCGGCCCACTTCAAGCTCATCGACGCGGTCTGGGACAACATGATGTTCGGCCTGCGCCTCGGCAAGCGCCCCGTCGTGCTGTGCTCCACCACCCCGCTCCCGACGAAGTGGATGAAGACCCTCATCGCCGAGGAGGACACCGTCTCCGTCACGGTCTCCACCTACGCGAACATGGACAACCTCGCCCCCTCCTTCAAGAAGGTGATGCTGAAGAAGTACGAGGGCACCCGGCTCGGACGGCAGGAACTCCACGGCGAGGTGCTCGACGACATCAAGGGCGCGCTGTGGACGTGGGCGATGATCGAGGAAGACCGGGTCGTACCGAGCGTGGACGAGGAGGGCAACCTCGTCGGGGGCGTCACGAAGGAGGACATGGACCGCATCATCGTGGCCATCGACCCCGCGGGCACCTCCTCGAAGAAACGTGACGAGACAGGCATTGTCGTGATCGGCAAGAAGGGGAACCAGTATTACGTCCTCGCCGACTACTCGGACCACTACACCCCGGACGGCTGGGCGAAGAAGGCGTGGTACGCCTACGACCTGTGGGAGGCGGACCTGATCGTCGCGGAAAAGAACTACGGCGGCGAGATGGTGCTCTCCACCCTGCGGAACGTGCGCGAGGACGGCAAGGTCGACCTCGTCACCTCCCGGCGCGGCAAGGAACTGCGCGCCGAACCGATCGTCGGCCTGTACGAACAGCACCGGGTGCACCACACCGGCCTGTTCCCGGAGCTGGAACAGCAGATGTGCGAGTGGGTTCCCGGCGCTTCCGATTCCCCTGACCGGGTCGATGCGTTGGTGCATGGCATCCAGAAGCTCTCGGAGGGTGGGGGTGCCGCCTCGGTGGCCATCCCGTCCGGCCCGATTGGACGCCCGCCGCTCGGAAAAGCCGGGGGCATTGGACGGCTTACTTTCTCCGATCTGGCCGACTCTGTCGCTTTACGCGGAGGACACAGCGCGGCGTAGACGACATTGCCCGGGAACCGTATGACTGCACGGTACTCTCGTAAACATGGTGGATGTCATTGCTATTGTCGCGGCTGTAATCGTCGGGACCTTCTCCGTTGCCAGACTTACTCGCCTCGTTACTCAGGACACCTTCCCGCCTATCGCCGCTCTGCGTGTGAAGTGGGATGACCTGACCGAGGGGAGTGGCTGGAACACCCTTTTCCATTGCCACTGGTGCATGGCGCCGTGGCTCACTTTGCCCATCGGAGCATGGGGTTACCTCTCGGGACTCCACATTTCGTGGTGGCTATTCAATGGCTGGATGGCCGCGGCCTACGTCGCCGCAATGATTGTAGAACGAGACGAGGTCGAATAACGGATGGCACGGACCCGCAAGGCGGAGGTTGCTAAGCCCGCGAACACATTGGTGGCATCAGCCGCGCGAATGGACAGCGGCAACGCCTTCAAGAACTTCTCCCGCATTGCGCGGTCGACGGCATGGCAGCCCGAGGCGTGGATTTTCTATCACACCATCGGCGAGTTCCGGTACGCCTGCGACCTGCAAGGCTCCCTCATCAGCCGGGCCGTGCTGTTTGTGTCCCGCGAAGTCGACGGAAAGCCGGTCCCGGAACCGGGCGGCACTGCCGTCGACATCCTCGGGAACTTCTTCACCGACGCCGACGGGCGCGCGGAGATGCTCCGGCTCGCTGGCATCCACCTTGCCGTCGCCGGAGAGTTCTTCATCGTCGGCTACACCGACCCGGAAACCGGGGAGGATGTGTGGCAGGTCGTCGCCGCGACCGCCATTAAGCGGCAGGGCGAGGACGGTCCGTGGTCCGTCAACAACATCCTCATCGACGTGGACCCGGAGCGCGTTTACGTCAGCCGCATCTGGCGGCCGGACCCCGAGAACACCGAACTGGCGATGTCCCCGACCCGGTCTGTGCTCTCGATCCTCGGCGAAATCCACCGCCTCACCGAACACGTCGCCGCACAGGTCGACTCCCGCCTCGCCGGGGCAGGCATCCTCCTCATGCCCTCGGACATGCAGTTGCCGACCCCGCCCGCCACCGACGGTACCGAAGCCCGGAGCGCGAGCAACGCCGACGAACTCATGGCGATCCTCCAAAGGGCAATGTCCGCGTCGATCCAGAACCGCGGCGACGCATCCGCCATTGTCCCCATCGTCATCACGGCACCGGCCGAGGCGATTGCCGCCGTCCAGCACATGACCTTCTGGTCTGAACTGGACGCGCACGCCATCGAACTGCGCACCGAAGCGATCCGCCGCCTCGCCCTCGGCATGGACCTCCCCCCGGAAATGCTCCTCGGCATGGGGCAGGGCAACCACTGGGCCGCGTGGCAGGCCGACGAGTCCGCGATCAAGGCACACTCCGAACCGCTCCTGAAGATCATCACCACCGCGCTGACCACCGGCTACCTGCGCTCCGTCCTCCGTGACGAGAAGGTGGCCGAGAATGAAATCCGCCAGCTCTCCATCAAGGCCGATACCTCCGACATGCGCCTGCGGCCCAACCGGTCCAAGGAAGCGATGGAGATGTACGACCGGGGCGAGCTGTCCGGCAAGGCGTTGTTGCGCGAGACCGGCTTCGACCCGTCCGACGCGATGACTGACGACGAGCGCGCCGCATGGTTCCTGCGTAAGGTCGCCGCCGGGTCCACCACCCCCGAACTGGTCGAGGCCGCGCTCCGTGCGCTAAAGGTCCCGATCGGCGACATCCCCAAACCGGTCGACGCCCCGGCCGACACCACGACCGAGGCCCGGCCCGTCCCGTCGCTGAAGGACCACCCGGTGCAGGACATCCCGGACCAGCAGAAATCCGAGGACCGCAAGCAGGCCCGCGCCGAAGGCCGGGTCCCCTCCGCCGACATCGCCCGCAAGGCGTCCCTGATTGCCGCCGCCGACCAGATCGTGGTCCGGGCGCTGGAGCGGGCCGGGAACAAGCTGAAGAACCGGATGCAGGTGAAGCCGACATGCGCGGCCGCGGACATCTACAAGTTCGTCGCCATCGAGGGACAGGACGACGCCGACTTCCTGCTCTCCGACGGGTTCACCGCCCTGCCGGGACTCGCCGAACGGTGGGGCGTGGACGCGGGATTGCTCGGCGGGGCATTGGGCATTTATTGCTCGAACCTCCTCCGGCACCAGAAGGCCCACACCTATGACGCGCTGACTGCCGCCATCGAACACCTGACGACCTTGGAGAGTGCCGCATGATCCGCACCGCCACCCTCGCGCTGTCCACCGAGACGTTCGCCGCGGGCCGCAAGAAGTACCTCACCGACACTGACGGCCAGCTCCGACCGCACGTGAAGGACGCCCTACTCCGGCTGGGCCTGCCCGGCTGGGAAGGCCAGATCGTCAACGCCGCGCTCGACGTCTTCGACGTCACCGCCCGATCCGAGGTCGACGAATGGTCGCAGGTCCTCGACGACATGCGGGACGCGTTCGCGCAGGAACTCGGCGACGCGCTGAAGAAGACGAAGGCCACCGCGAACCGGGACGCCCAGACCGACACCGTCACCCGCTGGGTCTCCACCATGGCGGTGAACGCCGCGACCGAGGCGGCCACCACCGCCGACACCTCCGAGCATGTCGGGCTGGAATGGATCACCATGCACGACGACAGTGTGCGCTCCCAGCACAAGGAGGCCGAGGGGCAGACCGTCCCGACCGGCCAGCCGTTCACCGTCGGCGGCGAGCACATGTACTACCCGGGCCAGCCCGTCGGCGACCCGTCCAACTGGATCAACTGCCGCTGTGTCGCCCGGCCTACCATGCTCGAAGGCGACTCTGCCTCCATCACGGCCAGCGCCGATCCGCAGGACGGGGACGTCTCCACCACCTGTGTCATCGTCGCCCTGCCTGCCGAGAACGACCCGGTGTCCGCCGCGTCCTCCGAGGCCGACGGCGCGCACTGCACCCTGCTGTTCCTCGGGGACTGCTCCTCGCTGGACAAGGCTGAGCTGACCAAAGCGCTGGAAACCTTTGTTGGCAAGGGCGTCACGCCCATGACGGAAAACGTTTCCGGCCGGGGCACTCTCGGGAAAAACTCCGCCGACGTGGTGCTGATCGACGGCGCCTCACTGGTGAACATCCGCGACGGCCTGCTCAACATGGAGCCGATCTGGACCTACTGGGAAGCGGTCGAGCAGTTCCCCACATGGGTTCCCCACGTCACCCTCGGCTATCCCGAAACCCCCGCCGCCGGGGACTTCTCCGGGGAGTCCATCACCTTTGACCGCCTCGCCCTCTGGTACGGCGAGGACCGCACCGCCATCTATCCCCTTGGAGAAACCATGAGCAAGACAGAAGCATCCGTCATCCACGCGGAAGACGAGGCGTTCACACAGGAAGTCGCGGACGCCGCCGTTGAGGTGTTCGGCGGAACCGCCGGACCCGAATCCGTTCCGGTCCCATCCCCCGATCAGGAGCAGTTCGCGGAGGAAACCCCATGGCACGGCGTCCTCGCCCCCGAGGGCACTCCGTCCGGGGACGGCCGCCAGTTCGCCGCGGGCGCGCTGACCAACCGCGACCTGCCCCTGCCGCTGAAGGCCATGTTCGTCGACGACGAGGGCCACAAGGGTTCCGTTATCGTCGGCCGGATCGACAACATCTTCCGCGACGGCAACCTCGTCAAGGGCGAAGGCGTGTTCGACAACAGCCCCGAGGCCGACAAGGCGAAGGGCATGGTCGAGCGCAAGATGTGGCGCGGCGTGTCCGTCGATGTCGACGCCGCCGAGCTGTCCGTGGACGTGGAGGAGAACGACGCTCAGGTCACCGAGTTCTCCGCCGCCCGGATCGCCTCCGCCACCATGTGCGCGATCCCCGCGTTCGCCGAAGCCTACGTCGCCCTCGGCACGTGGGCCGACGCCCCCGGCAACGAGACCGCCCCGGAGGTGTCCCCGGACGCCCCGGTCGATCAGAAGATGGCGTCGGTGTCGCTGGTCGCCTCCGCCGCCCCGAAGCTCAGCGCCGACGCGTTCCGCAACCCCAACCTCACCGAGGAAACCCCGCTCACCGTCACGGAGGACGGGCGCGTCTTCGGGCACCTCGCCGGGTGGGAGACCTGCCACATCGGCTACGAGGTGTGCACCACCGCTCCCCCGTCGCTGACGGACTACGCCTACTTCCTCACCGGTCAGGTCTTCACCGACGCCGGTCCCGTGGCGGTCGGCCAGATCACCCTTGGCGGCGGGCACGCCGACGGCCAGTTCGGAATCCGGGCCGCGGTTGCGCACTACGACAACACCGGCAACGCCGTTGCGGATGTGACCGTGGGCGAGGACGAGTTCGGCATCTGGTTCGCGGGCCAGCTCCGTGATGGCGTCAGCGACAGGGACATCCACACTCTGCGCGCGACCGGCGTTTCCGGCGACTGGCGCGAGGTGCGGGTCCGCGGGAACGCGTCGATGGAACTGATCGCGGCCCTGTCGGTGAACGTGCCGGGCTTCCCGATCGCACGCTCCCGGGCAACGTACGCCAACGGGCGCCAGCTTTCCCTCATCGGCCAGCCTGTTCAGGCCCGCAAGGTTGAAGTTCTGGACTCCGCGTTCGTTGCCAAGCTCGACGCCTACACCGCCATGAAGGCGCGGGAGGCCAAGGTCAACAAGCTCCGCACACAGGTGCGCGCCGATCTGGTCGCATCCATCAAGTCCGAAGTACAGAAATTGGGAGGCAAGTAACCATGGCATGTGGTGCATGCGGCAGTAGCAAGGTGAAGGCGCAGACCTACACGTGGACGTCCGCTGACGGGAAGACCACGCAGTCTTTCCGGACTGAAGTGGAAGCCAAAGCAAAGAAGGCCCGCTCCGGCGGGGATTACAAAGCCTCGTAATTCGCGCGACACGCGCACAATCGACGATTGTGTACCGGCCTACGTCTAGGATTTGTCTCAGTAGGACACTTTCCGAGCCGTAGGCCGTGTGTCGCCCACTAAATGTTCCACCCCACACGTCACTACGTCTCAATTAGGAGAGAGTCATGGGTAAGTTCAAAGCCCCTGAAGACATCAAGGCACTCGACACGGCCGCACTCGCCGCCGCTGTCGATGAAGCACTCGCCGAGTTCGCCGAGTTCGCCGACATCCCCGATGCCGAAGTAACCGACGAGCAGTTCGCTGAACTGCGCACCCTCGGCGACTTCGCCAAGGCCGGTCGCGCCGAGCTGGACGAGCGTCAGGTGGCCTCCGAGGCCCGCGCCGCCGAACTGGCCGCACTCCGCGGCGAGCTGGCGATGAAGCCGAAGGAAGGCTCCCCCGCCGAGGAAGCGGACGAGACCCCCGCCGAGGAACAGGCCGAGGACGAGAAGGCCAAGAAGGCCGCCGCTCAGGTCGTTGAAGCTTCCGCCAAGCGCACCAGCTTCGCCTCCAAGGCCGCTTCCGCCTCCGTCGCCCCGAAGGCTCCCGCCAAGCGCGGCTCCCTCACCGCGGCCGCCGAGGTTTCCGGCTACGCCACCGGCCACAAGTTCGAGAACTTCTCCGACGCCTCGTCTGCGATCCTCTCCAAGCTTCAGTCGATGCCGACCGCGATCCCGAACCACCAGTCCCGCGCTGGCATCCTCGTGATCGACTCCGCACAGTCGGAGTTCACGCAGGCGAACCCCAACTTCCAGAACCGCGACCTCGAACTCCTGCTCGCCGCGGGCAAGGAATCCAGCCTGAAGGGCGGCTCCCTCGTGGCCGCCGGTGGCTGGGGTGCGCCGTCCCAGATCGCGCTCGACTTCTGCGAACTGGAGAACGTCGACTCCCTGATCCAGCTCCCCGAGGTGACCATCACCCGCGGCGGCGTCCAGTACACCAAGGGTCCGACCCTCGCCGACGTGCTGGGTTCCGCCACCGGTTTCTGGGACATGGATGAAGCGACCGCCGAGGCGGGCACGGAGGAGAAGACGTTCCTGCGTCCGTCCGTTCCGGGCTTCGTCGAGAAGCGCCTGAGCGCCGTGGGCATCGGCCTCGAAGCCGGCCTCCTGCTCCGTCAGGGCTGGCCCGAGGTCATCGACCGTCACGCCACCCTGCTGACCGTCGCGCACCAGATCAAGATGGCCCGCAAGTCCATCCAGCTCATTCAGGGCTTCACGGGTGCGGCCACCGCGATCAGCAACGCCTTCGGCAACGCGTTCGACATCTTCCACATCCTCGAACTGCTGGCCGTCGGCGAGCGCCAGCGCCTCTCGATGTCTGTGAACCAGACCCTCGAAGCACTGATCCCGCACTGGGTGAAGGCCGTCGTCCGCGCCGACCTCGCCCAGCGTCAGGGCGTCGACACCCCGTCCGTGACGGATGCTCAGATCGACTCCTACCTGACCGCCCGCGGCATCAAGGCGCAGTGGATCACCCAGTATCAGGAAATCCCGCTGGACCCTACCACGGGTCTTGCGCTGTCCTACCCCGACACCGTCGAGGTCATCTTCTACCCGGCCGGTTCGTTCGTCCGTGGTGTTGCGCCGGTCATCCAGCTCGACACCATCTACGACTCCACCAACCTGAAGAAGAACGACTACCTGCACCTGTTCATGGAGCAGGGCGTTCTGATGACCAACCCGTGCGGCGACGGTCACCGCGTTTCCTTCCCGCTCTACGCCAACGGCCGCCGCGCCAACGTGCAGGGCACCGACGCTAACGACAACCTGTTCAACGCTCCTGTCGCGTAGTGAATGATCCGCTGGGGCGGTGCGGCCCATCGCCCCAGCGGAACCCTTCCACCACCGAAAGGAGGTAGGCCATGACTACACCGAAGATTCTGATTGACCCCCCCGCCGTTGACCCGGCGGTCGGTGGTCTGCTTGGCGTGGCGAATGTCATCCCCGACAGCTCGCTTGCGTATCACGGGGTCAAGCACCGCAAGGTGCTCGACGGTCACACCCGCACCGTTCCCGCCGAGGGCACGGACAAGACGTTCGACCAGCTCGCCTACGAGGACGGCGTCGAGTTCGCTACCTACCGCGGGCTGGAGGTTGCCCTCCTGCTGGGTGAGGACCCTGCGGCGCTGGCCAAGGATGCGTTCAGCGCGGGGGAGACCTACGCGGTGGAAGCGGCTGTGCAGGAACTCCTGCTCAACCCGGAAGCTGTGGACATTACCCCGGTCCCCGGCACCGGCATCACCAGCGCGAAGGCGGCCCTCGGCCTGCTGGAACAGTGGATCGGCGAGAACTACACCGGCAAGCCGCTGATTCAGACGAACCGGCTCGGCGTCGAACTCCTGTTCGACCGCATCCCCGGCGTTGAGTCGATCACCACCGTCAACGGCACCCCCGTTGTCGGCTGTGCAGGCTTCTCCGCAGACGGCCCCGGCGGGCTTACCGCGGATGCCAACGAGGTGTGGGTGTACGTCACCGGCCAGATCAACCTCTGGCAGGGCAACCTGACCGTCCAGTCCGCACCGGCCACCGCCCAGAACCGGGACTTCGGTCTCGCGGAACGGGCCTACGCCGCCACCAATTCCGGCCCCGCCGCCGCCATCCTGTTGAAGTTCTAAGGAGAACCGCCATGTCTGTCACCAACATCAACACCCTGAACGAGGGGGAGGCGTTCGTCGACGGCCGCTCCCCGGAAAAGGCCGCCGAGCTTCTCGAACTGGCCGACGCCGCCGGTCTGAAGGGCACCGTCCACACCACCTCCCACGGCTACATCGTCCCCGCCAGCATCCTTGCGGGCAAGGGCAAGCACGCCGAGGAATCCGCAGAACAGTTTGACCCGTCCAAGGCCACCATCGAGGAAGTCCAGGCTTACCTCGACGGTGCCGACGACGCCGAGCGGGAGCGTGTGCTCGCCGCCGAAGCAGAGGGGAAGGGACGCAAGGCCCTCGCCCCCGCAACCCCCGAGGGAGCTAAGTAATGTCGCAGTCCAAGAAGGTTTCCTTCCTCCGCGGTAAGCGGTTGCGGGCCACCGCGCTCGACGTGAGCGGCGTGCCGTTCTACGGCGAGTCCTCCGTTGTCGTCACCAAGGGTGTCGTCACCCTGACGTACACCACGAACACCGACGCCGGTAACCCCATCAGCGTCCCGAACATGAACGGCGAGGCCTGCATCAACGAGACCGCCGTTCCGACCCTGACCGGGTACGGCGTCGAAGCCGACTTCTGCGACGTCGACTTCGCCCTGCTGGAACTCCTCACCGGGCAGAAGGTCTACGTCGACGACAACGGCCTCGTCATCGGCATCACGGAGTCCACGGGCGTCGACATGGCGGCGGTGAACTTCGCGCTGGAGATGTGGCTGGGTTCCTCCAACCCGGGCGAGTACGGCTACGTCCTCACCCCGTTCCTGTCCGGCGGCGTCGTCAGCGACATCGCCGTGGCAAACGATGCCATCACCTTCAAGGTCACCGGCATGCAGACCAAGAACGGCACCGGCTGGGGCAAGGGTCCGTACAAGGTCGAGAAGGTCGGGGGTGTCGATTCCGTCATGCGTGAAGCCATGAACGCGAACGACCACCGCCGCATCTTCACGACCACGGTTGCGCCTCCGGCGATCTACGCCGGTTCCACCCCCCTGCTGGACTCGGCCGATCCTGCCGTGACTTCGCTGACGGCCACGGCCACCGGCAAGTCCGTCGCGATCGCACCGACCCCGGCCGGTACGGACCCGATGTGGTACGACTTCGGCGACGGCACGTGGGACTACGCGGAGACCGGAAGCTACACGCACGTGTACGCGACCGCCGGGACGTTCACCATCACCGGGCACCGCGGTTCGACCACCGCGACTGCGACCGTCACCACGACGTAGTAGCGCCCCGAGGAAGCTGGCGGGGGTCGGTCTGTCCGGCCCCCGCCAGAGCCTTATCCCCGCCAAACAGAAAGGGCGCTGATGTTCAAGCAGACAATCACCCCGAACCCCAACATTCCCGCAGAGGAGGGGATGTGCCTTCAGTATGTGCGGCAGACCTTCAACCTCCCGGTCCGCTACGGCAGTGCCACGGAAGCGTGGAACAACTCCGCATCCAAGCACACCGACCGGAACTTCCCGGCCGGTGTCGCACACCCGGTCTGGTACGGGCTGGCGTCCAACGTCAACGGCCACGTCGTGCTCCGCATGGCGGACGGCAGTGTGTACTCGACGTCGGACTACAACCCCAACCCGGTCCACCACCACCCGTCACTGGCCGACCTCGAAGCCTATTACGCCAAGTACGGCGTGCCGCTGACGTACCGCGGATGGACCGAAGACGTGGCCGGATACACGGTCATCGCCCCCGTTACCCCCACCCCAGAGAAGGATGAACTCGACATGGCAAACGCTCAGGACCTTGCGGACGCAATCTTCAACAAGCGGTTCACGAACGCCAACGGCAAAGGCGACGTCACCCTCGGCCAGATCGTCGCTTGGTACGACGCAAACCGCGCCAATGACATCGACGGCATCTTCGCCAAGCAGTTCAACCGCGAAGGCGGCCAGAAGGGCGTGACCAACCTCGGCTCGACCGTGGCATGGCTGGACGCAAACCTCCAGAAGATCGTCTCCGCCGAGGCGGCGCAGAACGCGCAGATCAGCAACCTCGTCTCCGCTATCGCGGCCGTGGCGAAGGGCCAGCCGTTTGATCAGGCGAAGCTCCTCGCCGGGATTCAGGCCTCCGCCGCCGCAGGCGTCAAGGACGCCATCTCCTCGATCGACACCACTGTCACCCTGAAGTAAGGACACCGCCATGACCGTCGTCCACGCACAGATCATGAGGCCGGATGCGTCCGGTGTGCTCAAACCCGCCCGAGGTTATCTGCGCTGGACGGCGGTCCGTGGCTGGTCCGCCGCCGGGAACGCGCTGGTGCTCCCGCTCCCGTTCCGGGTGAAGCTGGTCAGCGGCGCCGCGTCCGTGGACGTGGAGCACACCGGCCCGGACTGGGCATGGGAAGTCACTTACGAACTTGCCGGGCTTCCGCACGACACCAAGCTCTACGCGGTGCCGGACTCCGCCTCCCCGGTGGAGCTGTCCGCGCTGACCGAAGTCCAGCCGCTCCCGGGCACTCCGGCCAAGCCCCTGCCGGAGAACTGGTCACTGACCCTCGCCGACGCCATCAACGCCGCGGTCGGCCCCGCTGTTGCCGCCGCCATGGGCGCGGGGATCGACGCTTCCGTGCAGTCCGCTGTCGCCGCCGCTGTCACTTCCTCCGTCTCATCGTCCGTGGCCGCCGCGCTGGCCGACGCTCCCCGCACCGTCACGGTCCTCACCGGCGCCGAGGCCCGGCCCGCCACCACCGGGGTCGTCTCGTGGATCGGCGGCACCGTCCAGCCGGTCAACATGGCGAGCGGTGACCTCTGGTTCAAGGCAGTTCCGTGACGAACTACAGCCTGTTCCAGTCCAACCCAGGCGTCCAGCCGACATGGTCCGATCATGATGCTGTCACGCTCGCCACCCAGTTCACCGTCACAGGCCCGGCATGGCTGACCGCGATCCGCTACCCGCACCCGGTCGCCACCACCGAGTTCGCCCAGCGCACCGCCGTGCTCTACCGGCTCGTCGACCCGGGCTGGGGTGTCGTCGTGGTCGGCCCGCTCACCATGCCGGTCCCGGTCGCCGGGGAGTGGTGCACCGTGGAACTCCCGGCGCCGTACCCGCTCGAACAGGGTTACAGCTACCGGGTCGCCATCCTCCACCCGGGCGGCATGTACCCGGCCATCGGGGCCTACTTCAAGGACGGCCCCGGCAGCACCGATCAGGACTTCGGGCCACTGCACGTGCCATCCATGGACCACGTCGAATACTTCAATCAGGGTTCATTCCACTACGGCGACGTCCTCGACTTCCCCGGCGCCTCCTTCAACGGTGCGTCCTACTTCTCCGACGTTGTCGTCTCCGATACCGACCCGTCCATCGTCATTCCCCCTCCCGCCACCGAAACAGTCTTTGGCTTCGACGGCACCGCCTACCGCGTTTTCACTCTTTCCGCCGGGACACTGGCTGAGGTAAACCCCACCCCCTAGAAAGGTCCGCACCATGGACGCTTGGCCGATCGACTGGCCCGCCAGCATCGACGTCACCACCCTCGACCCGGACGCTGTCGCGCTGGCCGAGAAGTACGCCGCGGCAACCCTCCGGTTCCTCACCCTGAACCGGGTCGGCGGCACCCCCATCACCGTCATGCCGTGCGGGCGCACCTGCCGGGCGCCGCTGATGCGGTCGTCCATGTTCATGCCCGTCCTGTTCCCCAGCTACTTCCTCGCCTCCGCTCAGGACCTGCGCTCCTGCGGTTGCTCCCTCGGGTGCATCTGCTCGCAGGTCAAGTACGTCCTGCTGGAGGCCCCGGTCGGGCGGATCGACGAGGTGAAAGTCGGGGGCGTGGTGCTGGACCCCTCCACCTATCACGTCGAGGACGGCAACAAGCTGGTCCGCAACGACGGCTCCCTGTGGCCCGCGTGCGGCGGGAGGGACTTCACGGTCACCTACCTGAACGGCTACGAGGTCGACAGCATGGGCCAGTTCGTCGGCGGCCTACTCGCCGAGGAGTTCATCAAGGCGCTCACCTCCGACAAGAAGTGCCGCCTGCCCAGCACCATCACCACGATGGCCCGGCAGGGCATCAGCTACCAGCTCACCCGCGGCATGTTCGTCGACGGTGTCACCGGCATCCCCGAGGTCGACGCCTACGTGGTGCTGTGGAACCCGGCAGGCCTGCGCGTCCGGCCCGCGGTCTACTCCCCCGACCTGCCCACACAGCGCCACATCACCTTCGGGAGCTGGTAACCCATGCACGCCTACGAGATGGGCAATATCCTCCTCGCCAACCTCGTCGTCGCCCTGCGCGACCGGGGGATCGAGCCGACCTGCTCCACCGCGCTGTATCACGGCGACTCGGTGACGCTGGACTACGCGGACTGCGGCGGGATGGCGTGGGTGCGGCTGGTCACCTCCGGACCGTCACAGAACTTCCCCAACGTCACGCAGGGTGTCGCCGCCTGCGCGATGACGCTGGCGCACACCTTCGAGATTGGGGTCATGCGTGCGGCGCCACTGGCCCGCGCCCTGCTCGCCGACTCCGGCATCGACCTGCCGGATGATGAGGAGAACTCGGAAGCGGCGGAGCTGGCGCTCAAAGACATGGAGGCGATGTGGGCGGCCATTCAGGCGTCAACCACCGACATCGAGCTGATGGCCCCCGGGACGTACACCCCGGTCGGGCCGGTCGGCGGGGCGCTGGGCGGCACATGGTCCGTGACGGTCGGGGATGATGACTGATGCCTACCGCATTTGTCCGGGTGCACGAGGCGGCCGTCCAGTCGTTCCTTGCGCCCGGACAGCCGGTGGACACGCTGGTGCACAACACGGCAAGGCATACGCGGGCGTTCGCCGTCGAGCACATCAACAACCGTACGGGCAAGCTCGCGGCCAGTATTCAGGTCAACCGGCCCGACCGCACCGGGGCGTACACCAACTCCTCGCTGGTGGTGGCGCTGAGCAAGTACGCGCGATACGTGCATGAGGGCACGGGCCGGATTTACCCGAAGGCCGGGAAGCTCCTGACCATCCCGAAGCAGAACTACGGGCACGGCGGCGGCGGCAACCCGTCCGGCGGCGAATTGCGGACCATGTACCGGAGGGCCGGGGGCAAGCAGGCGTTCCCTGACGGCGCACCGTTCTTCACGCGCGCGTCCATCTCCGGGCAGAGGGCCAATCCATTCCTGCAAAAGGGCCTTGCAGAGGCTATGGCACTGCTTCGCTGACACGTCGCGCCTTCCGCGGATCATTACCACCCCCCGGTACGCTGATACTGGCCGTGCAATCGGCCACTCCGGGAGACTGAAATATAGGAGAAGTACGTGAAAGATTTTGTAACCGCCGTAGTTGCTGAAGACGAAGCCGACGACGGCGCGATCAGCTTCAAGCACAACGGCACCGAGGTGACTTTTTTCAAGCCCTCCGAGGGTCAGGAGATTATGCTCCTCGCCATGGGCGGCCGGGGCATGAACCAGAGTGCTGTCGCCAACTTCATCCACCTGTTCTTCGAGCTGATGGACGAAGACACCCAGCTCTATTTCCGCGACCTTCTGATGGATCGCAAGAGCGGGTTCGGCGTTTACAGCGAGGGCGGCATCTTCGACATCTGGGAGGGCCTCATGGAGGAGTGGTCGGGAAAAGATTCCGAGAAGCCGTCCGACTTGCCTCCGTCGCGGCGTACAACTGGACGCAAATCGACGGCCACTACTCCGGTCAAGGCGTCAACCTCCTCGCGCTCCCGCTCCCGCGCTTCCTAAATGTCATCTACAACTGGGCAATGACGCACCAAAGCGACGAAGACGCACGCAGGTGGGCCGAATCGCTGAACGATCCACTCCCCGGGGACACCGATGAGATGGAAGAAAACGAAATTGACCAGCTCAAAAATCTATAAGCAGTAACGAATGAAGGGCAGGTCACCGTGGGCATTGGACGCGAGGTAGCTTCCGCGTACATCAAGGTCCATGGTGACCTGTCCGATTTCCGGCATGACCTCGACAAGGCCGGGCCGATCACCGAGAAGGCGGCCCGCAAGAACGCCGAGAAGTTCGCTGACGCGTGGGGCAAGAACCTCGAAAAGCGCGTCAACGACAAATGGGAAGGCATCATCAGCGCGATGGGTTCGGACAAGGCGTCCGACTGGCAACGCGCGTTCTCCCACTTCGACTCCACCGGCCTCGACGACGCCCAGCAGAAGGTCCTCGACTTCGCCAACAACATGCGCCAGCTTGGCAACCTCACGTCTGAGGAATACGCCAAGATGAAGAAGGCCGTCATCGGCCAGATCGGCGTGATGAAGGACGAGGAGAAGGCGCAGAGGGACCTCAACGAGCAGACCAAGGAAGCTATCCGCCTGAACGATGCGATGGCCGAGGGCGAGCGGCGTGCCGGGGAAATCCGCAAGAAGCAGTACGACGAGGCCAGCGCCGAAAACGACGCCTACGACGGCCGCCGCCGCAAGACCATGGAGGAGGCGATCCGCGAGAACGAACGCTGGTCGCGCACCCTCGACGGCATCCGCAAGAACAACGCCATCAAGGACATGGAGTCGGACTTCCGCAAGCTCGCGGAGACGATGAACAGCAACGACATGGCGAAGTTCGCCAAGTCCTTCGACAACCTGCATCAGGCCCGCGCCCGCATCTACGACGTCACGGCCGCCATGGAACAGCAGGGCCGTATCTCCCGCGAGCAGTCCGAGAAGATGCAGAAGGACATCAACGACTACATCGAGCGGATCAACGCGGAGGTGAAGGCGGAGAAGGACGCCTCCGACGCGAAGTCTAAGGCGATGAGGGACGCCCTCGACGAGACGAACCGGCTCCGGGATGCGCAGGACAAGTACAACGCCTCGCTCTCCGGCATGGCCCGGAACATCCACTTCCAGAAAATGGAGTCCGACTTCCGCAACCTTGCCGCGGCGATGGACTCCAACGACTGGTCGCACTTCGCCCGCGGCGCCGACGACGTCGAGCACATGCGCCGGAACATCGCGAACACCGCCGGGGAGATGCACCGCCTCGGCCGGATGACCGACGACGAGTTCAAGCACATCATGGACAACGTCCACAACGTCACCGGCACCTTCAAGTCCATGGAGCGCGACGGCTCCGGCATGTTCGCCAGCCTGCGCGCCGGGGCGGGGCACTTCGCCTCGGCCATGGGCACCGTCGGCAACGCCACCCGCGGGATGCGTGAACACCTTCAGGGCTTCGCTGGCCTGAACGTCTTCGGCGACATGATTGAGGGGGGCCTGGAGTTCCTCCACAACCTCGACCGCATCGCGGTGTCCTCGGCGAACCTGTCACTGAAACTCTCGGCCATGGCCTCCATCGGCGGTTCCGCGCTGGCCGGGCTGTTCGTCATCGCCGACGACCTCGGCAAATCCCTCGGCGGGATCAGCGCGCTCCTGCCCGCATTCGCGACAGGCTTCGGCTTCATGGCCTACGTGGGCATGTCGGCGTTGCAGGGCATGGGAAAGAAGTACAAGAAGGAAATCGAGGCGTGGAAGGAAAGCCTCCTCGACACCCTGAACAAGGGCCTCCAGCCTGCCATGGACCGGTTTTCCACCGTCATGCTTCCGACGCTGAAGAAGAACCTCAACCTTGTGGCCGCCGCGGAGGGCCGCCTGTTCGGCGCGATCCTCGACGGGATCACCAAGAGCGCCGGGTCCAAGGGCATGACGGCGATGTTCAAGCGCATGGATGACGCGATGGACAAGTCCCACGCCGGGGTAAAGTCCTTCATCAACGCGTGGGTTACCCTCGGCGCGGCCGGAACGAAATACTTCGACCGCTTCGCCACATGGTTCAACAAGCTCGGCGCGTCCTTCGACGCGTTCATCACCAAGGCGGACAAGTCCGGGCAGATCGACAAGTGGATCGAGCGCGGGATCAAGGGCTTCAAGGACCTTGGCCGCACTATCGACGGCACTTTCGGCATCTTCAACGCGATCGCCGACGCCGCCCGCAAGGCCGGGTCCGGCGGGCTGTCCGAGTTCGCCGACAAGCTTCAGGCCGCGGCGAAAGCGATGCAGGAAACTGGCTTCCAGAACACCCTCGCGACCCTGTTCCGCGGTTTCCGTGACGAGGTCGGGAAGATCGGCGACGCCATCGCGGGCCTTGGCCCGGCCATGCAGTCCGTCATGCCATCCATTGCGACCGCGCTGGGCAACCTCGGTACCGGCATCGCCGCGATCATCAAGGACGTCGGCGACATCCTGTCGAATCCGCTGGTCCAGCAGGGCATCAGGGACTTCACTGGCGGCATCTCCACCGCGATCGGCCTGCTCGAACCGGCGGTGAAGCCGTTCGCCGACTCGATCGGGAACATGCTCACCCTGCTGGGCAAGATCGTCGAATCGGTCGCGAAGATTGCCACCGCGTTCACCGTCAGCGTCGGCCCGGTCCTCGACAGCATGTCCAAGAAGGTCCAGACCCTGCTGGACCCGCTCTCGGCCGCCGCCACCAATGCCATCACGGTGCTGACTCCGGTCATCGGCGCCATCGACAAGTACATCGTCGCCCCGCTGGTCTCCGCGGTGCACTCGGCCCTGCTCCCGGCAATCGGCGACTTCATCGGCAAGGCCGGTCCGTTCCTGCAAAAGGTCGTCACGGACCTCGGCCCGTCCTTCACCACCCTCGCCAAGGATGTCCTGCCGAACGTGCTGAAGTTCGCCGGGGAACTCCTCGACCCGCTGGGGAAGCTGTTCGACCTGTTCACCCCGACGCTGAATGATGCGCTGAAGAAGATCGGCACCAGCTTCGGCACCCTCGCCTCCGCCATGCGGATCGCCAAGGGCGAGGCGCGGCCCGAGGACTGGGGCATCCTGTTCCACGGGTTCAGCACCGAAGGGCTGGATCAGTCCATCAAGGACACCCAGACGAAGATCGAGCACGTCCAGCACATGAACTGGGGCGAAATCTTCCAGCAGTTGCTCACCGGCGACATGTCCCTCGGGCTGGCCGGGATCGGCGCGAAGTTCGGGGAGTTCGGCTCCAACACCCTGTTCCCCTTCATGTCCCAGCAGATCGGTCAGCTCATCAACGCCGTCGGCGTCCTGTTCGGCGGACCCGGCGACCCGAAGCTGAACGCGCTCTCCGACAAGGTCGACGAGTGGATTGCCGGGGCGTTCGGGAACCTGTTCGACAACATCCTCCCGGACCTGCAAAAGAGCAACGAGAACCTGTCGCACACGATCACCACCGCGCTCGATAGCTGGTGGGGCGGAATCAAGGGCATGTTCCAAGACTGGTTCAAGTCCACCTTCGGCTTCGGCAACGACTCCTCCAAGACGCCCGGAGCGGACATCACCGGTTCCGGCATGGGCGGCGGCGGGGCGGGCGGCAAGGGGTCCGGCGTCATGGGCAAGATCACCGAGGAGATGCTCGGCAACGCGACGGACCCGAAGCAACCGGTCACCGACTGGTTCACCGGATTCCAGTCCAACCTCAATGACAACATGGCCTCCCTCGGTGCCGCCATTGGCCAGATGGGCGCTGGCCTCATGGAGGCGTGGAACGGTTTCTGGTCCGGCTTCGGCTCCGTCGTCGGCCCGATCTGGGACGGCATCATCCAGTGGATTTCCGGGGCGCTGGGCAACATCGGCACCGCCATCGGCGGATTCATGGGGAACATCGGCACGATGTGGAACGGCTTCTGGGGGCAGGTCGGGCAGACCGTCAGCCAGATTTGGTCCCAGATCAGCGGCTGGATTTCCGGTGCCGTCGGCGGAATCGTCGGCAACATCTCCTCCTTCATCGGCACCGTGTCCGGTATCTGGAACGGCTTCTGGGCCGGGGTCGGGGCGACGGTCTCCTCGCTCTGGGCGCAGGTCACCGGCTGGATTTCCGGCGCGGTCGGACAGATCATCGGCAACATCTCCTCCTTTGGGAGCACGGTCGCCGGAATCTGGAACGGCCTGTGGTCCGGTGTTTGGGGAAGGGTCAGCAGCATCTGGTCCCAGATCACCGGGTGGATCAGCGGACAGGTCGGCGCGATCATCGGCCGGATCGGCGGCTTCGGCGGCACCATCATGGGCATCTGGAACGGCATCTGGTCCGGGGTCCAAGGCTACGTCCAAGGCGCATGGTCCGGGATTGTCGGCGCCGTCTCCGGCGGCGTGAACAACGTCATGGGCTGGATTCGGGGACTGCCGGGCCAGATCAGCGGCGCGCTGTCCGGGCTGTGGGGCCTGCTCACCGGCGCGGGCGACGCGATCATGGGCGGCTTCCTCAACGGCCTCACCTCCGCATGGAACAACGTCACGAACTTCGTCGGCGGCATCGCCGGATGGATCGCGGCGAACAAGGGTCCGATCAGCTACGACAAGACCCTGCTCGTGCCAGCCGGTCAGGCGATCATGGGCGGTCTGGAATCGTCCATGAAGGGCGCGTTCGGCCCGGTCATGGACTTCGTCACCTCGATGGCGGGCATGATGGCCGGGGCGTTCGACAAATCCGAGATGTACGTCGCCGGACAGAACGCCTCCAGCGGCCTCGCCGACGGCCTGCTCGCGAACAAGTCCAAGATCACCGCCGCGTACGCCAACCTCGGGACGTTCGCGACCGGGGCCAGCCTCGGGTCGATCAACGTCACCGGCACCCCGGGTGCCGACCGGTCGTCAGGTACTCCGGGCAAGTCCGTCACCCTCGGCCCCGGCGCGGTCAGCCTGCAAGTCACCACGGCCGCAACGGACCCGAACATCGTGGCCAGCAAGGTCACCGATTCTCTCGACGACGCGTTCGCGCGCTTCACCTCCATCTAGGAAGGCACCATGTACTACGGCTGGCTTGAATACGGCGGAATCGAACTGATCAACGCCGCCCGCGCGAAGGCATACATCGACAACCACCTGCCCGTTCTCGACGTGCAGGCCAACGTCACGGGGCTGAGGGAGGCGCGCGGGGACGTCGCCTACACCTCCCCCGCGGCGGACAACGCCCCTTGGTACAAGCCGGGCCGGGACGCGACCGGCCGGTTCTACGGGCTGTTCCCCGCCACCCTCACCGGGGCCGACGATTCGTCCCGGTCCGTCACCACGATCGAACTCGCCGGGGACGGCGCGACGCACGCGAAGCCGCGGTACGGGTCACGGGAAATCCGGGTCACCGCCATCGCGTTCGCGGAGGATTCCGAGGCGATGTCCGAGGGCCTCGCATGGGTCCGTGACGTGCTCGCCACCGGGGAGTGCGCGGCGAACACCGGCTCGTGCACCGACAACGACCTGCGGCTGTACTCGAACCTGCCCACCGACGGCCTGCTGGACAACCACATGCTCCGGTCCTTCCTGCGCGTGGAGGTCCTGAGCAACCTCTCCGTCACCAAGGAGTGGGGATCGAGGGTGTCGTTCGTGGGGCAGACCTCGTATGTGGCGAAGGCGGTGGAGTTCATCTTCAGCGCCGGGATGCCGTGGGCGTTCACCGAGAAGCAACTGGTCGGCTCCCTCGACATGGGCACCGGGACGTGGTCGTTCGCGGACCCGGACGGGGAGGACTGCTACAGCATCAACAACGCCTACGCCTCGTTCGTGAACGACCCGTTCTACACCTCCATCACCTTGCCCCCGGCCCCGCCGACGGTGAAGCCGCCGAACATCATCAAGCCCTCCTCGTGGCGGCGCCGCTCCCTGACGATCACCCAGTCCGAGGTGGACCGCTGGGGCCGGGTCGCGCCGGTCGTGACCGTGTCGGCCGGGGACGCCGGGCTGTCGACACTCCGGGTGCGCTTCTACGGGAACGGGGTGTCCTCCGGGTGCGGGTTCGAGGGCGAGTACCTGATTTCGTACGTCCCGCCGAACTCCACGATGGTGCTGGACGCGATGCGCCGGGACGTCACCATCACCCGGGCCGACGGCTCGAAGGTCCCGGGCGGGCACCTTGTCTACGGCTCCGACGGCCTGCCGATGAAGTGGCCCTCACTGGGGTGCGCGGCCACCTACGTCATGGTCGCCGACCTGCTCCCGGGCCAGTCCGGCATCACCGTCCTGCTTGAATCCTCCGTGAGGGAATAACCGATGCCTCTTTCCTGCGCCCAGCACACCGCGTTCATCTACGACCGGGGCGGGTTCCGGCAGATGGTGAAGCTGGACCCGCTGACCCGGGTCCGGTGGGAGCGCCGCCGCGACGACATCTCCACCGCCTCCGTGCTCCTGTCCACCCCGGGCAAGAAGTGCGCCGAACAGCTCGCGCTGGTCGAGGCCGGGCGGCATGAGCTGGTGATTTTCCGCGGCACCCAGCGGGTGTGGGAGGGGCCGATCACCCGCGTCGCCTATCAGGGGGCCAGCGTGGAGTTCTTCGCCTCCGACGTGATGTGGTACGTGAACCGGACGGCGATGCGCGGCGAGTACGACAACCGCTACCCGAACACCGGCTACACCATCGACCGGGTGAAGCGTGTCATGGACGTGGAGATGGCACGGAAGGAGGCGCTGGACCCGCCGTACAACGTCCTGCCGAACGTGCAGTACATTTACGACACCCCGCGCACCGACTCCAAAACGGCCGCGCACACCCTGCCGTACCAGATGACCGTGTTCGACCACGTGGACCAGTACGCGGCCAAGGGCGGGCTGGACTACACGGTCATCGGCCGGTCCATCCTGTTCTACGACGTGCACCAGAAGATCGGGCAGACGGCGATGGTCACACAAAACGACTTCCTCGGCGACCTTGTCATCACCCAGTACGGTGCGGAACTCGGCACCCAGATTTATATTTCCGACGGCAAGGGACATCACGGTTCCTACGGCGCCGTCGACCCTTACTACGGGGAGTGGGAATGGGTGCAGGACGCATACAACGAGAACACCGGCTCCGCTCCGAACGCTACGGACCCTACGGTCGGTGAGATGAACTCTCAGGCGTCGCGCATCTGGTCGCAGTCGAAACTGCCCCCCATTGTCGTCCGTGTGCCCGACAACACCACCATCAACCCGGCCGGTGTGCTGAGTGTCGCCGACCTTGTGCCGGGCGTGTGGGTACCTCTCACCGCCAGCCTGCCGGGTCGTACCCTCTCGCAGATGCAAAAGCTGGATACGATGTCGGTTGAGGAGAGTGCGAGCGCCGACGAGACAATTACCGTGGTGCTGTCCCCCGCTCCACAGCCTGATTAGCAGAGGAAGGGACAGCCAGTGTCCATGCAACACCCCCGGGACCTCCGGGAATGGCAGAAGTTCGTCGAACGTGAACTGAAGGAAGCCCGCCGGAGCGGCTCGACCCTCGCACTGGCCGCCGCCGAAAAGACCGCGGCCGACTTCACCGACGCGCTCAACCAGTACAAGGGTCTGGTCCCGGCCCCGCCGATCGAGATGAACTACCAGACGGCGGTCTACACCGACATGCGGGGATTCCAGCGGGCGCGGCTCATCGCGGACTTCCCGGACGTCGTCTTCGCCATGACCGGCGAGGACATCAGCGTCACCTCGTACGAACTCTCCGGCCAGCTACAGGGCACCGACCCGGCCGGTCCGTGGCAGACCCTCGCGTCCTCCTCCGAGTCCTCCTTCTATGTCAACGGCTTCATCCCCGGGGAGCAGTGGAGCTTCCGCATCCGGGCGGCCAGGGGCACCTTCGTCCAGTCGGGCACGTGGTCCGAGGAAACGCTGGTCACCTTCGTCGAGGACACCACCCCGCCGCCGATGCCTTCGGACCCGGTCGTCACCACCACGCTCGGCACGACGAAGGTCGCGTGGGACGGGAAGGCGACCGGCGGCGCGGACATGCCGATCGACTTCGACCACATCGACATCGCGTTCGGCCTCGCCACCGCGCCGACGGACATCATCGACACGCTCGCGTACGCCGGGTTCATCATGGTGCCGAAGTCCGCCTACAACACCCCGCACTACTTCCGGTTCCGTGCCGTGGACACGTCCGGGAACATCGGCCCGTGGTCCGTGCAGGCCACCGCCATCCCCGTCCCGCTCGTGGACGAGGACCTGATCCTGTCCGAAATCGACGCCGCGCACACCACCATCATCAACATCGGCGGGGACGCGATCCTCGACGGCGCCATCCTCAACGCAAAGCTGGGCGACAACGCTGTCACGCAGGCCAAGCTCGCCCAGACCATTCAGGACAACATCGCCTCCGGCGTCGGCGCGGCCAACGCCATCCCCGGGATCAACACCAACATCAGCTCCCTGCAAACCTCAGTAAACGGCAAGAACACCATCTCGCGGCAGACCACGACACCTCTGGTCACCGCAGGGTTCGTCAACGGGGACCGCTGGGAACAGTGGTCCACGCTCGCGGCAGGCGGGAAACTGCTCGCAACGTGGCGGTTCGACGGCACCCAGTGGCTCGCCGAATCCATCGACCCGACCTACCTGCCGCAGGTGGACATCGGGTCGGGCACCTTCGGCTCACTCAACGGTTCCCGGCTGGTCACCGACAGCGTCGGCGCGAAAGCCATCATCGTCGGGGACTTCACGAACCTCGCCATCGGCTCCGACTTCGAGGACGCGACGGCGGTGCCGTGGACCCTCGCCGGAACCCACACCCTCTCCACCACGCAGAAGAAATCCGGGACCACGTCACTGCGCCTCGCCCCGGTCGCCAGCTCCGCCAACCCGGACAAGTCCGTCTTCACCGGGGACATGCGGGTCAAGGAAGCCGAGCAGTGGTACTTCCGGCTACAGGGCTACGTCGACGCCACCTTCAACGGGGCGACGAACACGAAGCTGAGGATCGGGGACCAGAACAACACCGCGCTGGGCACCATCACCGTCACGGGAATCACCCCGGCGACGTGGACCATGCTGGATGCGACGGTCACCGTCCCGGCCGGGGTCACCTCGCTGACCGTGCAGTTGTGGAGCGACAACACCGCCGGGTACGCCTACGTCGATGACATCCAGATCAGGCGCGTCTCCGAGCCGTCGCTGATCCAGAACCTCGGCGTGGAGAAGCTGACCGCGTCGACCGCGTCCATGGGACAGGCCGTCATCGACAAGCTGTGGAGCGACGTCGTGAACTCGCGGAAGATCACCACCTCGATGCTGTCCGTCTCGGACATGACCAACTTCGCCCCGTCCTACCGGGACTCCCCGAACGACTGGTCGATGGACGGCGGGATGACGAGCGGCACGACCGGCATCGCGGCGTCCGTGGACGGCTACCGGTTCACCTCCATCGCCAGCTCCGGGTCCTCCCGTGCGCTGGGACCGATGCAGTTCGTCCGGCCCGGCGACGAACTCTACGGCGAGGGCACCGCATACCGCGGCGGCGGCCCGTCCACCGACGCGATTTACGTCCGCTACTACTTCTACGACAAGAACAAGGCGTACATCACCAGCGGTGGCACCGAGCTGGACGGCTCCGCGCAGATCAACAACCCGGCGTCCGGGGCGACGGGCAAGATCAAGGCCGTCGTGCCCTCTGGGGCCATGTACGCCCGCATCGTCGGCACGATCAACAACACCACCGGCGCGGACCTCGGCATCTACAACATCCGCGGCTACCGCCGGACCGGCACGGTACTGATTCAGGACGGCGCGGTCACCGCCTCGACGATTGCGGCCGACGCGGTCACCACCTCGGCCATCAAGGCGCTCGCGATCACCTCGGCGAAGATCGACGTGAACACCCTCACCGCGGACACCGCATGGATCGGCACCCTGCGCGGCGGGGTCCTCATCACCGATGCCGTGACGACGTCGATGCTGAAGGCGGACGCGATCACCGCCAAGCACACCATCACGGGTGCGACAATCCAGACGACGACGACCGTGAACCGCGGCCTGAAGATGACCTCGACCGGATTGCAACTGTTCGACGCCACCGGGACAAAGACCGTGGACCTGAACGCGAGCACCGGCTATGCCACGCTCACCGGACGGTTGCGGACCGCCGCGGACGGCAATCCCGGCGCGGTGCTGATCCCTCCGGTGGAGTCCGATGACGGCAGGACCATGGCGCTGTGGCTCGCCGCGGACGTTGCGTCGCTGGTCGGCGGCGTCACCGCCGGTGTGTGGATGTCCAACCCGGCAACGTCGTCCACGGCGGGCAAGATCAACATTCGCGGCCAGCAGTACGGCGGCATCACGCTGTGGGACGGGGTGGAGTTCGCCACGAACACCGCCTCACTGCCGCAGTTCTTCTCCAACCACGGCGCGGGCCTACAGATGACCGCGTACAACGGCACCCTCTACATGGCGGGGTCCGGCGGTGAGGCCCGGGTCAGCGCGCTCTACAACGTGGTGATCAACCCCGGCGGCACCAAATACTTCAACATGCTCCGCGGCGGCGTGGCGTACAACGCCTCCATCTCCAACGCGGCAAACCTGTTCCTCCAAACCGACGGGAACGTCTTCAAGTCCACGTCGGCCTCGAAGTTCAAGATTCTCCCGGAGGTGATGAGCCTCGATGACCGGCTCCTCGATGAGGTCGCGGTCAAGGACTGGATCGACAAGGGCAGTGCCGAGCGGTACGCGGACACCTTCAACCAGCCCCGGCCGTGGACGGAACAGCAGGACCGGGAGTTTCAGGCGCTGAGCATTGCCCGCGTCCCGGGCGCGATTGCCGAGGACGTGGTGGCGGCCGGGGGCGAGGCGTTCGTCGGCCGTGATCTGAACGGGGAGCTGGAGTCGCTGATGTATGAGCGGCTCGCGCTGGCCCGGACGGAGATTCTGAAGCACCGGGTCGCGAAGCAGGCCGACAGCATTGAGTACCTGCTGGAGAAGGTCGCGGAGCTGGAAGCGCGCCTCAACGCACTACCGGCCTGAAAGGGGAAGAATGGGTCGGATGGAGACAGAGCAGATTCA